TTATTCCCGCCAAAAATGTTTATCCCATAATCTTTTTTGTGCAATTAATTACAGTCGGATTCTATAAAAGAAACGAGAAAAACGTACATGTATCCTTTATTCATGGACGAATATGTTAAACGATTCCAGCGATATGGAATTAGAATTACCTACCCCGACGTGGGAGACGACGAGGAGTATTTCATGGGACGAGTCAAGTATCTCGAGTCTCTTCTCCGAGAGTTCGCAGATAAGTGGGTTTTCCAACTGGAGCGAGGAGACAAAGAGGGCCATCTTCACTTTCAAGGACGATTTAGCTTTCCCCGAGGATGCAAACGGGCCCCTATCCCTACGTCGAAACTCTTTTCCGACGGTGGACATCCCGTGCACCTTACCATCGAATCAGGAACCGGTGAATCTAAGCACACCTACTACTGTCTCAAGTCGGAGACCCGTGTTGCTGGACCGTGGACAGATCAGAAGTCCAAGCAGTACATTCCTAAGCGATTCCGAGATGTAGAGTTGTTGCCGTGGCAATCGGATCTACTATCCAAAGCCCATGCTATGACTGAGCGAGAAGTTACCGTGCTCTGGGATCCTGCTGGCAGCAAGGGTAAGTCAACCTTAACGGATTGGTGTGAGCATCAGGCCGGGGCCTTTCAGATTTCACCATCCTTGTCTACCCCTAAGGAGATTATGCAGACCGTGATGAACGAATATGAAGACCGAATGCGTTATGACCCCACCTGTCAAGAGAATCGTCAACTGATTTTCATCGATCTATGCCGGGCAAGTGATCAAGGCACGTTCGGTAAGTCATGGAGTTCCTGGTGCTCGACTGTCGAAGAGCTAGCCAAGGGACGATTGTATGATACTCGTTACCGTTACCGCAAGTTCTGGGTAGAGCCACCGTACATCGTCATCATGTGTAATCAATTACCATCACTCACCGACCTTACCGCTAACCGATGGAAGATTTACACGTTCGGAGAAGAGGATACGTTGGTGTTGAACGATACTAACGGGATTCGTCTCTCTCAGAACATGGAGCGTATGCGCCGAAAGAACGAAGAAAAAAGTGACATCAATACCCTTTTAAAGTTATTAAAGAAATAAATATTTACCTTTTTATGTGTGATCTGTTTTACACTGACAAACAATTCGAAATATGCCTAAGCGAAAGCGATCATTTGGTAGAAGGGGCGCTGCGAAGAGGCGCCGATATGCTTCTAAACTTGTGCGCCGTGCTGTTACTCGTAGGCGGAATCGCATACCTCGTGGTATGCTTTCGCAACGGAAAGTGTTAAAGATGCGTTGGACTAAGCATTTCAACATCGACGTTGGGGCCGGAGGAGCCCTAGCTTATCAAAACCTAAGCTGCAATTCACTTGCAGCCATTCAAGTTGGTGATCCTCATCAACCCATGTACTATAATGAGTGCAGTGCACTCTATAACGATTACACCGTTCTCGGAGCCAAGCTAACGGCTTGGATAACCACACGAGTAAACACTGCCAATGCCCCCAACATAGCTGGTATCTTCATATCGGATGATCTTCAGCATGCTACTACAAAGGTTACTCACATGGTTGAGCAGAACCGTACTATGTGGAAGTTAATCCCGAACACAATGTACACCCGACCAACCGTTATTACTAAGAAGTTCTCACCGAAGAAGCACTTCAATGTCAAGGACATGAAAGACAACAAGGCTACCCTCTCTGGTAAGTGGGGAACTTGGAATGGTTCTACCCTATCTGGTGCTACATCACCTTCAAACGAAGCCTACTTCGTTCTCTACGCCGGATGCACGGACGAGGCTACGGACACGGCCGCTATGCACTGCTTTGTTAAGATCGATTACATCGTCATGTGTTCTGAACCGAAGGAGCAGACTCAATCATAACTACCAAGCGGGGGGGGGGGGGGGGAAGCCAAACCCGTCCCCTCGATCCCCGCCGCCGGGGGGGTGACTAAAAACTTAGATCTACCGAGCTAAAAATTGCCATGTTTCTGGGCCAAAAAGTTAAAATAATTTATAGTATACCAGCGTCAGCGCCTAATAAATTATTCCCGCCAAAAATGTTTATCCCATAATCTTTTTTGTGCAATTAATTACAGTCGGATTCTATAAAAGAAACGAGAAAAACGTACATGTATCCTTTATTCATGGACGAATATGTTAAAC